ACCGTTGGTAGCTCCAGCTATTGTTATTGTATCGCTAGTACTTGGAGTCATTACTATCGAGTCGTCTGTAATAACTGTAGAGCCGACCGTGAAATCAGTATTAGCATCTATGGTTGTACCTGTAATTGCAGCGGGGGTATTCCCCCCTACAACTCCATCAATAGTCCCGACAAACGCTGTAGATGTAATGCTCGTTGCCCCTGTCACCACCCCTGCATCAACATTGATAGTTCCATCGAGAAGTATAACTGACCCGCCTGCGGGGTTTAGGTTCAGGGCCGCTGCGGAAGTAATGGTTAAAGCACCAGAGCTAGTAGACCACGTTGAAGCCCCTGCTGCTGTAATCGTTACTGGATTACCTGCTATCGTTGCGCCAGTAGTTCCGTCATGGGTGATAGTAAAGTCATTACTTGCGCCCATGTTGAACACAGCCGAGTCAGATGTCAGGCTGAGATCATCGCCTACTGTAAGGTCACCAGCTACTGCAACAACTGATGAGGCTAGAGTCGCATTGGGTGTAATTGTTAACTGGGCAGTAAGGTCGCTGTCACTGCTGCCGCTTGCACGGTTGTCAAAAGTAAGAACACCACCATCAGCAGCGTTTATTCTCCATACATCTATGTCATTATCAGCCTGATCGGCAAGCAGGTAGATCGGTGCGGCTGCACCTTCTGTGCCACGTACCTTCAGTGATGCTGTATCCAGTCCTTTAACAGTCATCTCGTCAGAGAACATTATGTATCGGACACTGGAGCCACTCGATATCTTTATATCGTACGTGGTATCTAGGCTGGTTTCAGTGAAAGACCATGCACCATTACTGTCGGTAGTCGTGCTCACTTCCTGCGTAGACGTGCCGGTCTCAAGCAGTGCAACGGTTGCCCCGTTGACCGCAGTGCCAGCGTCAGTAAAGAGTTTACCTGAGAGCTTGATATCAGTTATAGCCATGCCTTACCCCCATGAGTGATCTCGGTACTGGAGTGCCTCACCTACCAACCAGTCCGCGTCTTGTATTAACTTGTCGTACTCCAACATTATAAGCGTAACCCCACTACCTGCAAGCTGTGCCTTGGCAAGTAGATCAGTTCCTCTAGTCTCTATACCGCTGTGATGCGTATAGAAGCTCTCCTGAACCTGCATCGCCAGACTCGGAGGATCAAAGAACATAAAGTCTACCTCTAACTCGCTCTCTAGGCGTCGCCCTTGAGCGCGCGGGCTGTAGTTAAAGTCGCGCCCCGGCACTTTGCCAGCGCGCGTCAGCGCGTCAAACACTACAAACGCCGCTTCGCTACCGCGCCAACCTTCTGGTACTTTTGTCTTCTCCGTTGTCATCGTGGCATATCCAGCATGTGTATGGGCAGGTTAAACATATCTACGTGGGCCTCAAAATTATTACTGGAATCTATATCTCCCGGCTTCCATGCCTGTGATTCACGGAAATAATCTTCTGGTTTCTTATATCCCAGCAGCCATACAAACTCAAGGCCACCATATCTCATGCGGTCATTAACCTTGCCTGACCTCTTGAACTGAAGGCTTACAAACACATACAGGTCTGGCTTCTGGTGCCTGCTTGTAGCAGCAACAGAAACCTCGTACATCCCTACTGGTGGGACGGTACGCCTCTTGGTCTTAACCTCTATCCTTTTACCATTCTTCATAAGGTCATGACTGTACTCACCATCGCTTACTATATCCGCACCTAGATAGGCTGCAACTGCTTCTTCTCCCATGTATCCAGCAGCATTCCCTCTACCATGCAGTATAGAGTTGCTTATGACTCCGAGTTGGGAAGCCTTCCTGAATGAATCCTTAACCATCTTGTCTGTATGAGGTATGATTTTCAAGATGTACGCCTAACCGTCCAGCACTACTGTCCAGCACACTTTGTCCCCGTCGCTGGCCGTATCTACATAGACAGAACTCATAGCCACACTGCCGCCCAGTTCACGGAAGTTAATCTCTATCTCATTCCCCGCCGATAGCTCGTATCCATTGGTAGCAGACACATCACTGACGCCAAGATAGGCAATGCCTGAGTTCGCGGCCAGTGCCTTGGCCTTGAGCCATAGAACACGGTTAGGTACGTTTGCAAGTTGTTGCTCCGAGCCTGCCGTGCTAACTGTAGTTGTGCCTGCGTCGAGTATCATGGTTCCACCAAGCTGATAGTGCTGACGCCGCGCTCATCGTAGGCCGTGTACTCCAGCCCCGTGGCACTATTGACGTCTACATAGAAATTCCTAGTACCGCCCGAGTCATCCCTGAATGTGAACTCTACCAGTGTAGTGCTCTCTATAGCCGCAAGCAATGCTGCGCGTAGGTCTTTACTGCTCTTGCCCTTGTAGTCCTTGTTCAGGTCTACCTGCACCTGATGTCCCCACTTGGCGGGCAGCTTCTTGCGCCACTCAAGTGTCAGGCTCACTACGTCAGGGGTCTTCTTCTTATAATTTACTACGCTTGTGTCCGTGGTTCTCGCCAGTTCTACCTTGAATTTGATAGCCCTGAACGTAGTACCTGCTGAACTGCCAAACGTGTAGGTGGTGATGCCGTCACTGGTAATAGCAGAGCCTGCCGCAGTGTAACTCTCGCTGTAATCCGTGGCATATGACACCGTTACAGTCTCGCTGCTGGACGCATCCTGTACTTCCGTGCGTAGCTTCAGCGCCAGCTTGTCTACCTCTGACTGGCCTGCGTTAAACCACGGCGTCTCCAGATATCCTGACTCCGCGAACTCAAAGTCACTAACGAAGCTGGGGTTGATGATATCCGACGGTATCTTCATGTGCTTGATTTCGCCGTTATATCCCCACCAGAGACGATATTCGTCATATGCGTCACTGACCAGCATATGTTGCAGTGATTTACCCGCAGTGTCAGCCACCCATTTGGACTCCCACCCCAGTTCGTTGTACCCCATTATGGACGAGTACCCCGTATCGCCGTCTATTACCGTGGAACCCTGATGGCTCTGCCACTGGTAGGGCAGGGAACTGGAGGATACTATGTTCGGCGCGGTAGATGAGTCCAGTCCCGCGAATAGCTCGTTGTGAGAGCCAGACATGAACTTGATTGTTCCTCGATTATCAGTAGGCAAGCCGTCGTCGCGGTCTGGTCCCGTCACTGTCAGCACTGCGCCCGCGGCTTGGTTAATATACTTGTACACAGATAGCCCGACAGGCATGTATATGCTGTCACGCCATCTAATCGTGCCTTTCCCTGCATGTACGTGCTCAGGTAGGTTAAGCTCTGTCTGCAAGAATCTGGCATTCGCAGCGTCATGCGCGAATAATCCCCTGCGCGTAGCTGCGTAGAGAATCGGCTCGCCTGCGGCGTCACGCGCAACGAACAGCCCGGTCACGAACCCGGCGGGCAGCGGCAGCTTGGCGTCGTTTACCTCGGTCCCCGCTACTATCGAATACCATAGCTGTCCTGCGTGGGATATTCCCCATAGCCTGTCGTCCCATGCCGCTACATACTGTGTATCAGTGGCATCAGACGTCCACGTAGAGCCGTCGTATCGGGTGTATCCCGAGCCATTAGAGTCATAGTGGGCAAATACTATAAACGTCTCGTTAGCCAGCGTCCTCCATGTCACGGTATCTGTGACCTGATCGGCAGGCGTAGCCAGTGCAGAACCCCAAGCATCAGATGTATTGTTATACAGGTATATCTTGGCATTCTCCGAGGCGCTGCCATTCCACGCCACGTAGATGTTGTCAGATAAGTCCCCTATAGCGCCTATAGTGGGGCCTGTCAGGCCAGTGCTGGAGGCGTTGGCGGCAGTGTCATTGTCCAACCCCGGAAGAATCAGGTGATTCTTATAGCGTAGCTGTAATGTACTCCACCACGCCCTGTTGACGTCCCTTCCCTCCTCCATGCGGTTCACGCCTATGCCACCCCTGAAATCACTCCAAGCAATAATGGATGTACGTGCCTGAGAATCCTTGGTTGTGTCCCCTATCACTACTTTGCTGGGGTATATGCTGGCGAGCACGCTCTGTACTGGCCTAGCTACAGGGTAATAGACGCCGTTGAGGCTGATCTCGTTTGGAGATTCTACCTTGGCAGCCATTATTCCACCAGACGTATATTAGTTAATAAAGGGAAAGCCCTCTTAGCAGAGTTAGCCATGCCGAACCAGAATCCTGCCTGCCCTCGCCGCTGGTCAGGGTCTGTTCCTGCGCCTCCTGATGTGGCTGCGAATGATCTGGCTGTAGCGGCTGCTATCAGGTAGCGCTCGCTTATCTCAGATGTGTCAGAATCCGAGCTAAGTAGCGCAGGCTTGTCGCCGCCTGTAATCTTGAGCAAGTTGTATCTGGTTACACCGTGTACATAGTTATCAAGCACCACATCCTTGGCCTCTTTATCTATACGCCAGAGGTTGCGCGGTATCTTTTCCCAGTTAGCCGAGTCATTAGCAACTACGCTAATGTCATCCAGCCATATCGTACAGGCTCCGAGATCAGAGTCGTACTCAAACCCTACAGATACAATAGCTGTATCGCTTTCCGGGTTGGATAACGCCATCCTGACAAACGTCCAAGTATCTGCCGATAACGCAGGGACGTTCAGGCTCTCAAGGTCGTTGCCGTCTGCCGTTACAGTGCCGTTATCTAGATGTAGCTTGAGGTTTCCTGCGCTCGTAGCTACCGTGCTCTTGACCCACATCTCTATATGGCTGTATCTACTGATATCAGTGCTGGTTATAGAGTCGGATATGAAGTCCCCTGCTGCCGCGCTCGCGCCGATAACCAACTTGAGCGCCTGAGTGCCTTGTTTCCTGTCCTCGGTGTCAAGAGACTGGGTGAAGTCAGAGTCAGTAGTCTCGTCGAAGGTAACAGCGCACGCATGTAGGCGCTTGGCGTCTACCTTGCTGCGGTAGGAGACATCCTTAATCATGGATATCCCTGATGGTATGTCGTATCTCAGGGTCTTGCCGTCTGAGTGAAGTGACAGG